CTACCAGTCGATACCTGATAGCGCGCGAACCCCATCAGCCGCCAAGATTCGCCGCTCGGCTCCCTTGGTGTAAATTTCGGATGTCTTTGCTTGTGTGTGCGCCATCACCGCCATGATCTGGTGCTGACTGCACCCGGCCTCTGCCATCATTTCGGCAACTGCCTTGCGGATGCCATGCGATGATCGGCCCGGCAGTCCAGCGGATTCGCACCATCGCTGGACGCGAACGCGCAGGGCCTCGACGCTCGCAAAAGGCTTGCCTTTCTCGCTCAGCAGGTAGGATGTCCCGACAATCTTCGTGGCCCTTGTGGCGGTGTAGAGCGGCGCAAGCATTGGGATTGAGACGAAGGCGGAGCCTTTCTTTCTCGGCTGCCACTCCAGCCATGTCTGCCCGCCGCGCGAAACCTCCTGATCGCGACCTAGCCAAATCGCATCACCGATTCGACATGCGGTGAATGCCTGTAACGTCAGCCATAGATGCGCGATCGTCCCGGCGGGGTGCTTAGCCTTGAATTGTTTAAGGTCGCTAGCCGTCCATGGCACTGCTCCGCCCTTTGGTGCTGTGTTGATAACGCCAATACCGGCGGCGGGGTTGTGGCTGATTTCATCCCGCTCTTTTGCCCATTTATAGACAGCGCGAACGGATTTTATGAGATTGTCAGCCGCGCCGGGGTGCGCGGCCCACGCATCCCGAACGGTGATGAATGCCGCAGGCGGAAGGTCGATGTCCAATGTGCCATAACGATCCCCATCATCATCCAAGTGATCGCACAGGCGTTTCAGGACGCTGCGCCGCTGTTTCAGCGTTGCGGCAGACATAAGCTCGGCTTCGACCATTTTCCCGATAAAATCCAGATACCGGCTACAAAGCCAGTCGAGTGAACGCTCGATCTGCTTTTCTCTGGGCGGCTGCCATATCTCGCCAGCGCGAGCGGCATAATAGTAATGCGCAAAGGCCGGATCTTCTGGGGTGACCGGGACGTGTATGCGCCGCCCTTTGTCGCCTTCGACACGCACCCTATAGCGCAGGGTGCCGTTTCGGTGCCGCTCGACCACCAGCCCCGGAAAATCAACACGCACTTCAGTCACCTCTTGGCCCACTGTTTAGGCCGAAGAGGTTGCACGTTGTCTCTGCTGCTGTCTACGGGCGCAGCGGCTGTCTCAACTTGGATGGTGCCATCCTTGGAGACGGTGAAGCCGGTCACTGTCAGGCCGCAGCTCTGCGCGGCGTCCAGCGCCCGCTTGATGGCGGCTTGGCTTGCTGCTGGCGCTCCCATCACGCTTCCCCTTCTGTCGGGTCTGTCTGCCCTTGTTGGACACGATCAAGGCATTCCAGCGCGAAACTGACGTGGTATGCGCTCGCTGCCTCGACCTCGATCGTAATAGTCCGCTTTCCGCCGCGTTGCTCTGTGCTGAACGCGACAAGGCGCAGCTGTTCGTTCGGCTTGCCGTAAAGGGTGAAGGTCATCGTTGTTTCCCGTCCTTCAAGGTCGCCCTGTGGTTCGCGCTTCTTCTTGCGTGATCGGCGATGAATTCGGGCTGATCCGCTGGGAAATCTATCGAAGCTATTGCCTGCCGGACCTGCAATGCCGTCAAGGTATCCATGCTTGGCGACGGTGGTGCGCGAAGGACCGTGCCATCTGCATAGATCGCGGTTTCATACGCTGTCCCGTCAGGATGGCGTAGCCTTTCGCCATATCCAGCGACTGCGATAGGCTCTTCATTCTGCCGTGCCCAAGCGGGCCTTTCCATTGGATTGGTCATGCCGCGTCCCTCGCGGCCAGTTCGCGTGCGATCTCGGGCAATACGATGTTTTCTATCCTGAGGTCCGATGCGCATGCCGCGTCTCGTTTGATCACCGCGTCCCGCGCAGCCCTGATATCGAAATCCAGTCCGAATTTTCTGCGAGATATCGCAGCCAATGCCTTTGCAACTGTTGCCGGAACCGAAAGGACGTCCTCGAACCGCACGCGGAACACGTTGTCAGTCAGCTTGCCCATCTGGGCGCGCAGCAGCGGGGTGTCGCGGGCGATACTCCGTTGCATTGCTTTGACGACCTGCCGCTGTGGGTTGCGATATTCGCCAAGTGCGGTCAGCAGCTTTACTTGTGACCGTGCCTGTTCGCTGTTGCGCCGCTCCATAAGCAGGATGACCGGCGGAACGGGAAATGAGGCGCTGGTGATCTTGTAGCGCAGTGGATCAATGAGCTTTACGGCTCGGCCGCTTTGTTCGGCAAGCCATTCCATATCGGCGCGCAAGGGACCAAAGCGCCTGGCATCTTCATAATTTGGGCGGGGTCCGGTCACGGGAAAGCCGCCAGCGTCCAGCATGGTCATCAGCATAGTGGTGCCGCAACGGCCCAGCCCTGCGATCAAAAGAGTGGGTTGATCACCCATGGCACAGTTCCTTTTCGCGGGCGATGAAAACGGTAGGGCAAGCGCAGCACGGGCAGGCCGCTGTCATAAGCAGCCGTGCCACGCTGAGCATCGGCATGGGCAGAAGCGCAACCGGCCACACATGGGCACAGCGAGCGCATTCTCCGTCGATCGATCGGCTCATTCCCGATCCCCCTGCGCGGCAGGCGGGGCTTCACGGCTGGCAAGGGCGGCTTCAATGGCATCGGCCAGAAGTCCGCATGGCTGCGCGCCCACTCGAAAACGCTCACGTTGCATGCAGCCCAACCTTGGCTGCAAAACTTCCATTTGCTTCTCACGCCGCCGTTGTTCAGCGCGGCATATTTCTGCCGCTGCCCTCATTCCGCGACCTTCCGCCTCCACCAACGCCGTGTTGTCCGTGGTCGCGGCGGGCGGGGTGGCGCGACCTATACAGTCGCAATCAGGGCATTCCTCTGTAGCATGGTCGGCGGCGGCATCGGCTGGTGGATGCAGGTATTCGTCCCAGCATGTGACGATTTCACCGTTACCTTGGCACCGCTCGCAAACCACAGGCTCCGCCTCCGCCTCGGTCGGCAGCAGCGCGGCAAGGACTTCCCGCAGCAATAGAACTTTATCTGTCGAAGCGACCTGCGCCCCGCTTTCGTCAAGGTGAAAATATTTCCCGCGAACAGGTATTGCTTCGATGCGATCCCGCAGGCTGTCCATCCCTGCGCGGGCGGGCTGATCGGCGCGTGCTTCAGCGGCATCGCGGTTCAGCGCCGCCAAGACGGTCAGCAAGATTGCCTCCTGCGTCTCTTTCTGCCGCAGCCGGTCGTCTTGGCCTATGATGACGACTTGACCCGCAAAGTGTCCTTCGGGCGCGATCAGGTGGACACTCTGGCCGACGACGCTGGAATACTGGCCCATCTCTGCGCGGAAGCTGTGGGCGGTCTGATTGGTGGTTTCGCTCATGCTGACACCCCCTGCCGGTGCATGCGGTGCGCCGCCCGGATCGTATGAATGTTTTTCTCCGCCTGCGTCTCGCCAACACCGACCATGTAAGTCCGGCTGCGGGGCGCGCTTTCGCGGCGCGGATCGTGAATGTGGTGCCCGGTTTCCCAAGGCAGGCCCGGAAGGCTGACCTTGGATTCACCGGCAGAGAGTGATCCAGTGCCGTGGCGGTAGATTGTGACGGTGCGCTTTTCGGTCATGTCATATCCCGTTCTGATCGCTTGGGATGGACGCTCGCGCGGAGCGGCCACCAAAGCGATCAGCTGCTGCTGTTGCCTATTTCGGGTGTCCCCATCAGCAACGGCACTTCTGTCGCGGCCTGCGCGGCCGTCATCGCTTCGCGGGCGGCATCGCGCAGCGCGACATCGGGGTTGTGCAGGCTGACGATGAACTTGATGTCCGAACCTGCCTTCCGGTAGCGGAACCGGGCCGCGAGGCGGTAGTGTGCGCCTTCCTCGAATACCGGGATCGCGATCATGAATAGGTTGGGCAGGGTCAGCGGCTGGCCATCAGCATCGCGATGCTCGGTAAGGAACTGCACCTTCTGTTCGCCGGTATCGCGGTTGGTCTTGACCTCAATATAGCCGACCTCATGCGCCTTGAACTCGCGCGACAGATTGTTCAGCGCGGCATACTGCCCGAAGCGACCTTGTAGCTTGGCCGCGACCTCGATCATGCGGATTTCCCAAGGCTCGGCGTTCGTGGTGTCCTGACCCAGCAGTGCAGGGGTCGGGTCAAGGAAATCGGCAAAGTTCTCTTCCAGAAATTCGCCAAAGGTGTCCTTGTCCAGCGCCTTGCCATCGATCGCGTTCCAGCGCTTCCACTGTTCAGAGACCGGAAAGTTATAGGTCGCGCGGTGACGGCCATAGTTCGCAGTCGGATCACCGGACAGAGCGTCGGTAACCGGCGCGCCGTGACCGTGGTAATCGATGATCGCTGTCAGCTTCGGTTCGGGCAGGATCTGGCCGAACAATACGGTATCGGCGCCCTTAAAACGGTTCGTCCAGCTGATGACGCTGTCCAGATCGGTTAGCACGGCACGGCCAGTGCGTTGCAGCGGCTTTAGCGCCTCGATCGCGGCGCGGTGCTTGGCGGTCAGGTCATGCGCCACCAAATCTTTTTGCGCGAATACGACCGTAGGTTTCAGCGGCTCATCGTCGGTCGGATAGCTGGCGATTTCGATCTCGGAGGTGCGGCGGATTGCTTCGATGAGCGTGGCCGCGAGGTTCGGCGTGTCCATGCGGGTTTTCCCTTATTCTGCTGCTTTGAGGATGGTGGGGCTTTGGGCAGGTTCGCGGAAATCCATGCGGGCCTGTGCAGGGTTGTGGGCGGTGATTTCACCGCTGCCGTTCATCCACGCATGGGCTTTGCGCTTGGGGGATTTCGGCTCCACGATCTTGTCGTCAACCACCATCTCCAGCTGGCCGATACGGTTGATCTTCAAGTCGATTGTGATGGTGATCTTGCCCTTGGCATCAGACCCGTAGTCCAGTGCGTGCTGGCGCAAGGCGACGTTGTTGGCCTCGATCCGATCCATCAGATCGGGCAGGTATTCGCCGCCATCGGCGAGTGACAGCAGATGATCAAGGCTGCGCAGCTTCGGCTGGTGAGAGGGGATTTGCATCGCGGCTCCTGTGGTTTCACCCGGTGCCGCCGGGCGCGGTGGGGAAAGAAAAATGCCCCCGATCGAGCAGAGATCAGGGGCAAGGTTGGCTCGCAGGGGCAGGCGATGCCGAGGCGAGCGAAAACGTGCCCTACGGCTGGAGGCGTTCGACGATCTGGGTCATGCCCTCTTCGCGAGCCTGCGCGGCGGTGGGTGCGATCCAATCGATGACGGATGCGACGCCATGGAATGCCGCGTGCCAGTTGATGCTGAACAGGAACCACCCTGCCGCAGCGCCGGAGACGACCACTGCGATAAGCAAAATGCCAATGCCCACGATCGGCGGGCCGTCGAAATCGCCGTCATCGTCGTAGCGCGGTGTCGGGCGATCCGAACGCATGCCGTCTTCCAGCCGAAGGCGGCGATTGTCCGGCGCGGCATCGCTGATCTTGAGGTTGGTGAAGGGCTCGGGCTGGACGCGGCGCAGCGCCACCAAGTTCAGGTCGCTCATGCTGCGCCCCGCGGGGCTTTCGGACGGAAGGCCGGGCGCGGCTTTCGGGCGCGGCTAAGCGTGTGCCAAAGGCTGCGAAGGGCAGTTTCCGGCAGCTGGACAGCCAGCTGCGGGTTGGTGAGCACGGCGCGCGCATCAGCGATCTCGCGCGGCGTCACGATGGGGGTCTGGGTGTGCAAGATGCGCTCCATCCTCGGGTTTCGGATGAAGGCAAGATGACAAGGACAATTGTCCACGTCAAGAGTAAAGAGGACAATTGTCCGATAATTTCTTGTAGTCGGTGATTCGCGGCGTTAACTTTCAGATGGTGCGGAGCCGCCCGTAACCAGCCTGTGCAGGTGCATGCATATAGAAAAGCCCGCGTTGTCGCGGGCTCAGGGAGTAACGTAATGATGGAACCGTCTCAAACCTGTGTCTTAGGAAGGTACGCGGTCCCTCCGATTATGCTCAATTTCTCGATGGTTGAGACGGTGTCTTTTGTGAGCGAATATGCGCAGCAAGTTCCATTAATCTTTGCGCCAGCGCATCTGCCTGATCGGGCGTAATTGCGAGCTGAAGGGCGGGCGGCTTAACTGTTCCGGCCATAATAGCAGATAATTGGTTAGGGCTTTCTGCGTATTGGAGTCGCGTAAGAACGAACATGCCGCCAACAGGCGCGGTATCGTAACCGATTAAAGGTCTAGTGATGACGCTGCCGTCTTCATTTGTGTCAAACGGGTGCGCTGACATGCCATATTTCCTAGCGCTCGATGCGACGATCGACACGCCGCCAGCCGTTGTTTTCGTAATGACCGACCACGATACTGCGGTTCCACAGCGGCAGACCGATGAGCAGGCCATTCGCTGTGAAGAAACTAACTATTGCCCAGCCATAAGCGCCTTTTGCGGCATAATAAATAAACCCGAATAGGAAGCACCATAGGCGATGGAATCCGCCTAATACCTTGCGTTGCACGCCGCTATGGGCATTTTCCATAATCATACTTTGGCTTTCCGTTGCTACGACTAAGATGTTGCGAGAGTGACGCGGCTTGTTGGGTAAATACCGCTGGGCCGGAATCTTGAGATAAAAAATCTACTTGATGATCGGGCGATTGATCGCTGAATTGAAATTGCGAGGATAAATGCCCGATACTTCTAGAGTCGATAGTCTCACGAATTTCATTGAAATGTTGAATGATATTATCCAAGCGCCTAATCCTCAGGCTCGCGCCTACCGCGTGCAGCGGCTAGCAGGATGTTCCGCTCATCATCAGTCAATTTGCGCCACAGAGATGCGGCTTCAGACCTCAATTCTGCCGTCCGGTCCTCGAGCATCTCGTCGAGAGTAAGGCCAAGGGCGTGGGCGATCTTTACAGCATCATCTACGTTAGTGGATGCCGGTAGGCCCTTATCACCACGCTGCATCAGCTTTGTGATTTGAGGTCTGGATACGCCAGCCTCATCGCACAGACGCGCGATGGACCATCCGCTTGCGGCGAGGGCTTCTTTGAGGGCGTCGTAAAATCTGCGCGTCATAGAAAACTTCTATTCCGTAGCGCAGGTTTTCTGCCACAGGACAAAAGTCCATTGACAGCATCAGGACAAAAGTCCACTTTGCCGTCATGACGAAGCAGGACCTCATAGAAGCCATTGAGCAATTTAGCCGTCGCTCGGGGATTGCCCCGGCGACGGTGACGGGCCGCGCCGTCGCGAATAGTCGGCTCTATCAGCGCATGAAGGCAGGCGGCAGCTGCACCATGGATGTTGCCGCGCGAGTCATGGCGTTTATCGCCGCCAACTCTCCACCGGCCACTTCGGCCAATAACACTGAGCATCCCCATGAAAACGCATCCTAAGATTAAACCTACCTCGCCGACTGTACCCGTGGCCCGCCAAATGTCCTTTACCGGGGCAGTTGGTGGGCGCGGTCGCTCGGCATCCGCAGCGCGCCGCGCTCATGTCCATGCGCAACGCGCAGATGTGGACACCTTCCTGCGCCGCTGGTCGATGCTGATGATTACCAGCTTCGCGACCGCAGAGGCGATCGGCGCGCATTTTGACGTGACAAAGCAGACCGGCTGCAACTGGCGTGAGGGCACGCATCGACCGAGCGGCGATGCCGTCGATCATGCGATGCAAACGCTTCCTCTCTACTCACAGATCATGTGGGGGAAGTGATGCAGACCGGGTTTGTACAAAACCCGAGGCGGGGGAGCGGTGGGGTAGCAGGGCCTGACCGTAAGGAACCCGCATTGATTCCATCCGCCTCGGGCGATGCATTTCAGATGGGATCATTGAAACCTGCGGCTGACCCGGTCGAGAGCTTGACCGGCGGGGAAGGGGTCGGCGCGAAAGCGTCGGCCCCGATATCAGGTGTCCAGCATGGCACGTCAAACGGCTATGGCCGCTATGGCTGCCGATGCGACGCCTGCCGTGCGGCGGAAACCGCGAGACAGCGTGATTTCCGGCAGCGCCAGCGCGAAGGGCGGGTAAAACACCGCACCCACGATCCGAACACAGTGCCTGTTCTCGTGCGCGGCAAACTCTATCCCTCAATATCTGCGGCTGCTTCGGCGCTTGGGATTTCTGGTCCCTCGATCAGCCATCAGCTGCAGCGTTACGGCTGCGCCGACCGGGCCGGGCTGGGGCTTTTCGGCCCGCGCGTGCGGTGCAATCACAAGGCAAAGCCGGTCAAAATTCATGGCCGCGAGTTCCCTTCGATCGCCGCAGCGGCGCGCTTTATGGGTGTCAGCCCGACCCATCTGTATCGCTCGCTCAAGCATGGCTTTGCGCCGACCTATTCCGAATTCCTGCTGCGGCAGTTGATGCAGGCCGATGCGCGCAAGCGGAGATCGGCAGCATGAGCGCCGATAGCCAGCATCTGGGCGACAAGATCATGCACATCTGGGAAGAGGCGAACGACCTAGAGCCGCGCATTGACGATGCGATTGTGCTGTTGGCCGATGCCTGCGCTTTCGGGATTGCCGAAGGCAACTTTGATCCGGCGCCGATCCTTGAGCGCATCAAGCGTGTTTCTGCCGCGCTACATGCGGCGAACAATCTGGGGGCGCGGCATTGACGCAGAACCGCAGCACCGCCGTGATGCAGCGCCGGGTCGAGCCGCATGACAGCCTGGACGATTTCCCGACACCGCCATGGGCCACGCGCGCGGTATGCGAGTGGCTGCTGGCGCAGGGCGGGCACTGTCAGCCGCTTTCCAGCCTGTTGGTGCGTGAGCCTTGCGCCAATCGCGGCCACATGGTTGCCGCGCTACGCGAGTTCTTTGGCACAGTCGATGCCGCAGATATCCACGACTACGGCGCTGGCTTTCCGGTGCGCGATTACCTGTTCGGGCCGCTGCCAGCGGCAGTGCATTGGACGTTCATGAACCCGCCATTTCGCCTTGCGGAACAGTTCATCCAGCGCGCCTTGGCCACATCCCGTGACGGCGTGGCTGTCATCGTTCGGTCGGCGTTTCTGGAGGGTGTGGGCCGGTTCCGGGATCTGTTCAGCGCCCTGCCGCCCAGCGACATTCTGCAGTTCTCGGAACGCGTCGTGATGCATAAGGGCAAGCTGTCGCCCAAGGGCAGCACGGCCACCTCTTATAGCTGGATCGTCTGGCGGCGCGGTTTCGTGGCCGATCATCCCCGCTTTCATTGGATCCCGCCATGCCGCGCGCGGCTGGAGCGGAAAGAAGATTACGCGGCGTATTGCGATGCGCCTGCGACTGGAGGCTTGCTTTGAACCCATCAGATGCCCGCGACGACACGCCCGAGATTGTGGGCGAGTTCTGGGCTTATCCGCTTCGGCACGGCGATCGGCTGCAAAGCTATGACTGGATGCCGCTTTACGTTGAACGGCTGCTGTCATCCCGCTTCGTCGCGCGGATGATCTACCAAGAACGGCGGCAGGACATCGGCACGGCTCTGCTGCTGTGGTCGGCCAGCATGAAACAGGATCCCGCTGGCACATTGCCCGATGACGATATCGAGCTCGCCCAGCTGGCGCGGTTCGGTGCGGATGTCGATGGCTGGCGTGAGGCCCGCGCGGGCGCGCTATATGGTTGGCGCGCGGCGCATATCGATGACGCGCCGCCCGGTGCATTGCCGCGCCTCGGCCATCCCGTGATCGCGGAAATCGCGCAGGAACAGTTCAAGCGCAAGCGGGGCCGCGAACGCGGACGCGAGGTTGCATCTTGGGCCACGGCCAAGTCGCGCGTTCGCAGCAAGCTTCGCGATGCCAAGCACGCGCGCATTGCCGAAAATGACTTCGCAGTCGAGCAAATCGCGGAATGGCTGCGAGATAACGACCTCTACGTCACCACGGAAAACGTTCGGGTCGCGATGGAAACGGTCATGGGGGCACCGAAGGTGGTTTCCATGAATGGCGGGGGTGTCTGACGGTCGGAAAGCCGTGATGTAAGGAACTGTAATCGCGCTGAAATCAACTGAAATGAACTGTAATGATTACAGTTGGTGACAGTCGGATTTCGGCAAGTTTTCAGGCCCGCAACTGTAATTGCCCTACAGGACAAGGACAGAACATCACACCGACAAAGACATGACATGAAATTCCTTAGAGGGGCCGAACGGCGGTTCCTGTGGATAAGTCGAGTGGCTGGGGAAAGGGGATTGCGATGACTTTGCCAAATGCCGAAGCCAAAGCGCGTGTTGACGTGCTGCTGATCCAGCCCTTGGCGGGGCTTGGCTACAAGCGCAAGCGCGGAGCAAGCGCCAATGCGCAGGACGAAATGCTCGATCGTCTGCGCGGGCGGCTGGCCTATATGACCGATGCAAACCTGCGCGGCATGGTTGATCTGATCCTGCGCCACGCGGTCAAAGGCCAATGGCCGGATGAGGGGTTGATCAGAGCTTGGGCCTATACCCTGCAATGCCCGCCGCCACGCGACTGCGATTATGCGATGAGCCTGATCCGCTCGGCCATGGGGCGCGCCGCCCGCGATGAGGGCTGGGCGGTCGAACTGTTCCAGATCGCCAAGCGCATCGGCCCGCCGCCCGGTCGCTACATCATCGCGCAATTGAAGGATGAGGCCGAACAGAACCGGCGGCGGCGCATCGTCATCAGCGAAAATATTCAGGCCGGGCTGGCCAGCGATGCCGACAAGGCGTGGCTGGCCGAATGGCATCAAGACATGGCCGATATCGAGGCCATCCAATCCGGGCAAGCAGAGGGGCAAGCCGCATGAAGGACATGGTTGAAATGGAACAGGACGATGTTCTGGGTGGCGGAGTTGTGTTCGATCGCGAGGCTGGGCGGGAACGTCTGATCGGCGAGCGGGCGCGGCTGGATGCCATCCTTGCCCGCGCCACGCCTGCGGTCGGGTGCGGGCCGGGCATCCCGGTCGCACCTGCCCGTGGTCTACAGGTTGCGGTGACACCGCATGTCAACGCGCCCAAGCCCGATGCGATCGGTCGCAGGGACGATTACATCACCCAGTTCACCGGCTGGGAAGGGTTCAAGGCGTCACGCGCTGCCGACATCTTCGATGACCTCGACCGGCGCGCGGCTGCCCGGACAGACAAGGACGGCAAACCGTGCAAGTCGCCCTTCACCCGATCGCAGGTGACGGTGGCACGACTTTATCGCGATCTGGTCGAGCGGCATGACGCGGGCGGCATGAAATGCGCCAGCATGGAAGCGCGCGGCGGTGGTGGCATCAGCGGTGGCGAGTTCATTGATGCCTTTGTCGCCGAAGGGCAGGCCATTGCTTGGATGCAGAAACAGATCGGCGGCGGCGTTGCCATGTCAGTGCGTCGGGTTCGGCCATCGGCGCGCGGTCAGGCCGGGGCGCAGATCATTGGCGATCGCGCTTTGGTTGATGCGATCTGCCTGCATGGTCGCTCTTTCCGTGACGTTCTTGAACGGCATGGTTGGGCGGTGTCTGGGCAGAATGTGAAGTCACTGCACGCGGCACTGGCTGCCGCGCTGGACCGAATGAATGGTGCCCCGCATAAAAGTTCTTGACCGCTTATATCACACGGCCATATACCTTTTGACATCATCTAGAAGTGCGCCCGCAGGGATAATCCCTTGCGGGCGCTTCTCGTTGCGAGGTCACCATGTCGCGCCACCCGCTTTACAAGACGGCGCGCTGGAGAAAGGGTCGCCTCGCACATCTCAGGGCTGAACCGCTCTGCCGTCTATGCCGCCAACGCGGGCTGTTGAATGACGGGTCGCTGACCTTGGCGGGCGACAGCCAGTCGAACCGGCGGCGCAGGTTCCTTGTCGTTGACCACATCGTCCCGCATCGCGGTGACCTCGACCTTTTCTGGGATACGACCAACTGGCAGACCCTCTGCCCGGATCATCACGACATCATCAAACAGCGCGAAGAGGTTCGGGGTTACTCGAACGAACGCGGGCCGGACGGCTGGCCGATCGATCCAGCGCACCCTGCCAACCGCTGATCGCCCCGGATCGATGGGACCGGGTCAAAGGGGGGGTGGGGAAAAGCTGGGAGGTCGGCAGTCCCGGACCGGAGGGGGACGCTTTCTGTGTGCGAACCTGAAATTGAATAGAAAAAGCCACCTCTTGAGGGAGTAAGGAAGGGATTTAGCCATGGCTCGGGGTCGCAAGCCTGCCGAAAGTGTCGTCGTTCCGATGAAGGACGGCGAATCCGGTCACAACTTGCAGGCCCGTGCTTTGGCAAAGGCGGCGCAGCTGCGTCCCGAAGGTCTGCTGGATGAAGTGCGCTGGGTTTACGACCGGCTCGCACCGCCGCTCTGCCATCCGACGAAAGACCGTCTCAACGAGGCGAATGTGTTCATGTTCGTCCAGCTTTGCCGATCGGTCGTGCGATATGAGCGTTACACCGTGCTGCTGGAGGAAGAGGGCGAGACCTATACCGCCAAAACGCGCAATGGCACGCAGCAGAAATCCCGACCCGAGGTCGCCCAGCTGAATGAGACGTGGCGACAGATCCGCGCGCTGGCCAGCGATTTCGGCATGACGCCTGCCGCTGAGCGGGCTCTGGGAGGCTCGGGTCAGATGGGCTTCAACTTTGGCGGTGACAACGATGACGATTTCACCTGATTTCGCCAGCGATCGTTACAGGGCTGATCCTGTGACCGCATGGGCAGAGGATGTGGTGGCCGGTCTGATCATCGCGGGGCCGCATGTTCGGGACGCAGCGGCGCGGCATTTACGCGATCTCGAAGACGGCCCGGCGCGCGGTCTTCTCTGGGATGTGGATGCGGCAAAGAATGTCATCGGTTGGTTTGCCCGCAACCTGCGGCTCAATGGTGGTCAGTTCGAAGGTAAGCCGTTCATCCTGCATCCCAGCCAAGCGTTCCGTGTCGGTTCGCTCTTCGGCTGGAAACGCGCGGCCACAGGGCTGCGCCGGTTCCGGCGCTTCTATGATGAGGAAGGCAAGGGCAACGGCAAAAGCCCCATGCTGGGCGGCATCGGCCTTTACCTGATGATCGCGGATGGCGAGGCGCGCGCCGAAGTCTATTCAGCCGCGGCGAACAAGGATCAGGCGCGCATCCTCTTTGCTGACGCCGTCGCCATGGTCGAGCAGTCGCCGCGCCTGTCGAGCCGCGTCGAGATGCAGGGCCAGAATCCGGTCTGGCAGATGAGTTATCGCGGCAAGGATGGCGGCAAGCGCTATTTCAAACCGATCGCGAACGAGGCGAAATCCGGCGGCAAGTCGGGGCCTCGACCCCATGCCGCGCTCTGCGATGAGGTGCATGAGCATCCCAACCGCGACACCATCGATCTCTTGGAACGCGGCTTCAAGTTCCGGCTCCAGCCGCTTCTGTGCATGGCGACGAACAGCGGGTCCGATCGCAAGTCGATCTGCTGGGAAGAGCATCAGCATGGCGTCCGGGTCGCGTCCGGTATCGTGGAAGACGATACCACGTTCGCTTTCGTGTGTTCGCTGGATGACGGCGACGACTGGGAAAACGACCCTTCATGCTGGGTCAAGGCGAACCCGCTGCTGGGTGCGACCATCACCGAAGAGTGGCTGGCGGCGCAGGTTGAACAGGCCAAGAAGATGCCGGGCAAGCGCAACGGTATCGCCCGGCTGCACTTCTGCGAATGGACGCAGGCGCAAAAGGCCGCGATCAAGCGCGAGTCCTGGCTTAAATGCGTGGGCAAGGTCGATCTGGATGAGATGATCGAACGCGGTTACCCCTGCTATGGTGGCCTCGATCTCAGCCAGACCCGCGACTTTACGGCGCTGACATTGGTCTGGCTGATCGATCCGACGCGGGACGCCGAGCGTTTTGCTTCGCACACGTGGTTCTGGACCCCCAAGGATACGCTGGCCGATCGCGCGGCGGTCGATCAGACGCCCTATGATCTTTGGGAACGGCAGGGCTTTCTGGAGGCCATTCCGGGGGAACGCCTGAAATATGCGTGGCTGGCCGATGCAATTGCGCGCATCAATGCCCGTTTCGCGCCGCAGGCGATCGGCTGCGACCAGTATGGACTGGAGCGTTTGCAGGAACACATGACCGATATCGGCGCGACGATTCCGGCAGAGATCCACCCGCAGGGGTTCCAAAAGCGCGTGCTTGAGAAAGACCCGAAGGCACCCGAGGGCCAGCAGGAAATCTACCTGTGGATGCCGGACAGCATCAACAAACTCGAAGCCGCCATCAGCGAGGAGCGTATCTTGATCGATCATAATCCGCTGCTCGATTCTATGGCCGCGAGCGTCGTCTATGCCGAGAACCGCACCGGGCACCGGATGTTTGACAAGCCGAATGCCTATGGGCGGATCGACGGCATGGTGTCGAAAGCCATGGGCGTCGGCATGGCGCTCTGCCGCGCCCCGAAAGAGGCCGAGAAGAAACGCCTCAATTCCTACTTCAAAAGCTTGGTGCCCACATGAACTTGCTGCGCAAAATGTTCGGTTGGGCGGACGGAAAACGGCCCCTCGACCTCAAGAAACCGATGTCCGAACAGAGCGCCGCGCGCGCCATGGAAACTGGATTTGAGGTGAGCGCCCGCAGCAGCATGGCGCTGTCTGGTGTCTGGGGCTGTGTCAATCTGCTGGCGGGCACGATCAGTTCCCTCCCTCTGCAAGTGTATGCCAGCGGTAAGGATGGCGCGCGGGACATCCTGCGTGACCATCCGCTATATTCGGTGCTGCATGACAGCCCCAACCACGACCAGACCGCCTTGGATTTCTGGGATCTCCAGACCATGGCGATCGAACTTTGGGGCAATGCCTATGCCCGTAAAGAAAGACTGCGCGGGCGGGTCATCGGCCTGACACCTGTGCGGCCGGACATCGTGAAGGTGTCGCGGGCCAGCGATGGTGTGCTGCGCTACCGATGGTCAGAGAATGGCAAAAGCCACGAGGTCACCGAAGACGACATGCTGCATATCCGGGGGCCGGGCGGGGATGCATTGGGTGGGCTGTCTACGCTGACCTTCGCGCGCCCGACCTTTTCTCTGGCCATGGCGGCGAACGTCACTGCTGCGGCTATGTTCAAGAACGGTCTGCGGCCTTCCGGTGCTTTGCAGTTCGCTGACTGGCTATCGGACGAGAACCGAGAGATTGCGCGCACCTATATGGTCGAGGGCTTTATGGGCGCGGCCAATACCGGCAAGCCGTTCGTGGCAGAGGGCGGCGTGACATGGAGCGCCTTCAGCATCACGCCGGAAGATGCCCAGATGCTGGAATCGCGCGGTTTCTCGATCGAGGAAATCTGCCGGTTCTTCGGTGTGCCGCCGGTGATGATCCAGCACAGCTCAGCCACGACCAGCTGGCCCACGGGCGTCGAACAGCAGGTGCTTCTGTTTCAGAAGTTCACGCTGCGCCGCCGCCTTAAGCGGATAGAGGCGGCGCTGGAAAAGCAGCTTTTGACCACGGCAGACCGGGCCAAAGGCGTTCGGATCGAGTTCAATCTCGAAGGGCTGCTGCGCGGCGACAGCGCAGGCCGGGCCGCGTTTTACAAGTCTGGCCTGAATGACGGCTGGCTGACGATCAACGAGGTGCGCGGCAAGGAAAACCTGCCGCCTGTCGAAGGCGGCGATGTGCCGCGTATCCAGAAACAGAACGTGCCGATCTCAGCGCTGCAAGGGCTGATCGACGGTGCCGGTTCGGATGAGGTCTGACATGCAGGTCAAAACAGGTGCCGCGCTTCTCGATATCAAGGCGCTCGGCGACAAGGGAAGCTTCGAAGGCTACGCCAGCACCTTCGGCGGTGATCCCGACAGCTACGGCGATATCATCGCTGCCGGTGCCTATACCGAAACGCTGGCCGCCCCTAAGGCGCGCGGCACCATGCCGAAGATGTTCTGGCAGCACGATCCGCGCGAGCCGATCGGCAAATGGCTGGAGGCCAGTGAGGACGATAAGGGTTTGCTGGTCAGCGGTCAGCTGAATATGGGCGTGCAGCGGGGCCGCGAGGCTTACGAGCTTTTGAAGGCGGGCGACATCGACGGGTTGTCGATCGGCTACCGGATCAAGGGCTACGAGGTCGATGAGGACAACGATATCTGGACGCTGACCAAGCTGGACCTGATGGAAGTTTCGGTTGTCAGCATCGGCGCCAATAAGAACGCGACCATCGCATCCGTAAAGTCGGAACGGCGGTTGCACGAAATCACGGAAAAGCTTCGGGCCGGGGACCGGCTTTCGGAGCGGGAGTTTGAGGATCTGCTGAAGGGGGCCTTCAGCCTCTCGAACTCGCAGGCGGAGCGTGCCGCGCGCGTCCACCTGAAAGGTCAGGGGGAACCTGACGATGCGGCTACGGGCCTTGCATTCCTGCAGGCTCTCGCGGGCTGAACGCCCGGTTTCCACACATAAAGGAGGTTCCCCATGTCGGGACAGAAAACGCCCGAGCAACTCGCGGCGGAGTTCAAGGCTGCGCAGGACGAGGCCAACGCCAAGGTCAAGGCGATCGCCGAAGAGGCGCTTGGCAAGGCTAAGGCGGGCGAGGCGCTGACCGAAAAGCTGAAAGGCGATGCGGACGAAGCGCTGATCAAGATGAACGATTTGGCCGGTCAGGTCACCGAACTGGCGCAAAAGATGGCGCGCGGCGGTGGTGACGGCAAAGAGGCCGCACAGTCGCTTGGCGAACAGTTCGTGGAATCCGAAGGCTTCAAAGCGTGGGCTGATGGTCGCCCGCGTCAGGGCAAGTCGGATATGGCGGTCAAAGCTACGATCACCACGTCCACGGTTGACGCTGCCGGTTCGGTCGGCGCGGCCACCGATCGCACGCGCCTGCCGGGTATGATCGAGCAGCCGCAGCGCCGTCTGGTCGTTCGCGACCTGATTTCGCAAGGCCGCATCAATACCGCCGCGCTGGAATACATCCAAGAAAAGGGCTTCACCAACAACGCCGGGATGCACGCAGAAGGCACCAAGAAGCCCGAATCCGACATCCAGCTGGAACTGATCGCGACCTCGGCGCGCACCATCGCGCACTGGATGAAAGTCTCCAAGCAGGCGCTGAGCGACGTGTCGCAGCTGCGTTCGCATATCGACAATCGTCTGCTGTTCGGCCTCGATCTGAAGGAAGAACAGCAGCTGCTGTTTGGTGACGGCGTCGGTCAGAACCTCTTGGGCATCGTGCCGCAGGCAACTGCCTACGCCATTCCGGCAGGCGTGGTCACCGAAGGTCTGACGATCATCGACACCTTGCGGATCGCGCAGCTGCCAGCCGCGCTGGCGCTGCTGCCCGCGACTGGCCACGTGCTGAACCCGATCGACTGGGCATCGATCGAGTTGCAGAAAGATGGCATGGGCCGTCATATCATCGGCCAGCCGCAGGGCAGTGCCCCGGCCAGCCTGTGGCGTCTGCCGGTTGTCGAAACCCCGGCCATGGCAGTCGGCAAGTTCCTGACCGGCGCGTTCCAGATGGGCGCGGAGGTTTTCGATCTCTGGGATTCGCGGATCGAAGTCGGTTTCGAGAATGACGACTTCACCCGCAACCTGCTGACGATCTTGGCGGAAGAGCGCATCGCGCTGGCGCTCTACCGCCCCGAAGCCTTCGTCTACGGCGACATCGCGCCCGCAGCGGGCGGCTGATCCCCTGTTCTGAAACGAACCCTCGCGGGCGGCTCTGGTCGCCCGCGTTCATCATCAGCGGAGGCTGTCATGAAATACGATGTTCTGCGTGAACACGAAGGCGACAAGATGTATCTGACCGGCGACACCCGCGTGGCGGATGAGGCCAAGGTCAAGCATCTGGTAAAGGCTGGGGTTCTGCGCCCGGCCCGTGATGAAGCTGTCGCAGCCGGTGACGGTCCCTCGAGCACGGATGCTCAGAGCGCCATTCCTCTGGAACCGAAACCTGCAAGTGATGCGGCAGCTGGCCCGTCCACGGCAGGTGACAAACAGTCCAGTGCGGATGCCAGCAACGCCGCCGCGCCGCAGCCGAAAACCGGCGAGGATGCATCCGCAGCAGATGCTGGCAGCAAAAAGGCCGAACCTGCGCCTCAGAACAAGGCCCAGTCGGTGCCCAGCAATAAGGCATCGTCGTGAAACTCGCCCGGATCGTAGAACCTGATGCGGACTTCCTGCCGCTGCCGGATGTGAAGGCACATTTGCGCGTCGATCACGGGGATGAGGACGGCACGATCCGGGCACTGATTGCTGCCGCCATCTCCCATCTCGACGGGCCGCGCGGTGTGCTTGGGCGCTGCATCCAGCCCCAGACATGGCGCATGAGCTTTGAGCCGGGCGAGGATTTGCGCGGCCTGCATCTGCCGTTTCCCCATATCGATACCGTCACCGCGCGCTGGTTTGATGAAGACGGCGACGAACAAGAGGCGGAAATCACCCGCTGCGATCGCGGCGCATCGACCTATATCAGCTTCAACGCTCCGAACGATCGGCGCGCAGAAGTGGATTTCAGCGCCTCGACACCGGATGACGCCTTGCCCGCGATCAAAACCGCGATGCTGCTGCTGATCGGTCATTGGTTCCGCAACCGCGAGGCCGTCACGGAAGGTAGCGTCACGGCGTGGCCATTTGCTGTGCACGCGCTCTTGTCGCCGCTGAAAACAAGGTGGGTATGATGGGGGCCGGGGATCTTGATCGGCGCATCCAGTTCCGCCGTGCCACTGTGCAGGACGATAGGTTCCAGACCGTGCTGCGATGGAACGAAGACAATCCTGATGCCGACAACCTCGGCACCCCGGTTTGGGGCAGCCGCAAGGATGCTTCCGACGCGGAGCGGGCCAAGTCCGGTGGGATTGAGGCCAGCATGATGAGCCGTTTCGTCGTGCGCTCCAGCAGCTTCACGCGCGGCATCACGCCCAAGGATCGGCTGGTCTGCGGCGGTCTGGTCTATGACATCGCGGGCATCAAGGAAATCGGCCGGCTTGACCGGCTGGAAATCACCGCAACCGCAAGGACCGATTGATGGCGAATTCAGCGCGGATGAGTGTGCAGGGTCTGGCGGAACTCGAAAAGTCGCTGGACAACCTCTCAAAATCGGTGGGCCGTAGCGTGCTGCGGCAATCCTTGCGCAAGGCTGCTGAGCCGATGAAGGAAAAGGCGAAGTCGCTGGCCCCTGTCGATGACGGCGATTTGCGCGACTCCATCATCATCGGCGGTTTGCTCAACAAAAGCCAAAAGCGGGCAAGGCGCAGGCTGACTGCGGAGGAGCGATCCGCGATCGAGCTTTACGTTGGCCCATCCTACAAACTCGGCCAAGGCGGGCGTCATGGCCATCTGGTCGAGTTCGGCACCGCCCCGCACATTCAGGGCGGCGTGTTCAAGGGGTCGAAGCATCCCGGCACCGCGCCCCAGCCCTTCATGCGCCCGGCCTATGATGCCGAAGCCCGGCCCACGGTGGCGCGGCTCGGGCCGATCCTGATGCAGTTCATCGAACGGGCAGCAAAGCGGCAGGCCAAGCGCGACGGTTGGGAGGTCTGAGCCATGGAAGAAGAATTTCTGGCGCTGCTGCGCGGGTCAGCGGCGCTGACCGCTATTGTCGCGGCGGACAGGATCAACTGGGGCGAGGTGCCGCAGGGCCAGCGCCCGCCCGCCATCGTCCTGCATCTGATCTCCAATGAGGACGGTCTTACCCAGCAGGGGTCGGACGCGCTCTGGCAAAGCAGGGTGCAGGTCGATGTTTACGACCTCACATTCGGCGGGGCGACCATAGCCGCCCGGCGCGTGCGCGACGTGCTGCACTGTTTCAGCGGGGGGAATTTCCAGCTGATCACGCAGGCCCAGCAGCGCAGCAACAAGGATCAGGGGGCGGTCGATCGCCCTTACTGGATTTCGATGGACTTCATCACGAACTGGAGAGACGCCAATGCCTGAACGCCAATCAGAGGCCGCAGTCAGCTGGGACGATCAGCTGCATATCGGTCGTTTCGCTGCCGGTGGCGGCGGCCCCGCGACCTTCTTGCAAATCTACGGCATCGAAACCTTGGGTGTGCCGGAAAAGGCCCCCGAAGATCAGGATGTGACGCATCAGCAGTCGCCGGGCCGGTCGCGGGAAACCAAGCCGGGCCTGATGCCTGTCGCCGATTACACGGTGGAAAAGCAACTGTGGGCCACCGATGAAGGCGACGAGTTGCTGGACGAACTGGCCGCGCTGACCGAGGCGGGCACGGAAGAATACGTGCTGATCGAAATGGTGGTCGCCGGTCTGCGCCGCACCTATCGCGGCTACGTCAATGCCTTCACCCCTTCGGGTTCGGTCGGCGAAAAGCGCATGGTCAATGTCGCGTTCAAGATCTTTGAGCGCGTCACGCCTGACCCGCGTCCGCTGCCCGGCGGAGGGGCCTGAACATGGCCAATGTTCGAGGTGATGTAACGCTGAAGGCGCGCGGCAAAACCTACCGCCTTTGGCTCGGCATGAGCGTCCTGGCTGAATTGCAGGCCGAACACGGCGACGATTTTCTGGAGCGCATGGAGCCGCCGAAAGATGCTGCGGCCAATTGGATGCCGCCCCTGACTATCGTGCGCGATACCTTTATCGCGGCGCTGCAACGCTATCACGCCGATGAGGCGGATCGCTGGCTGGTCGATGACATCATGGCTGAAAACGGCGATGCCTTCGAAGCTTTGATGAACGGCAGCGGCCCCGATGCCGATGCAGCCCATGCGGGAAAGCCCAAGGCCCGGAAGGCGGCAGCGCGCCGCTAGATATCGGCGCGGCCCTTCGGGCTTATGTCGCGGCGGGGCTGGACCCGGCACGGTTCTGGGACCTGACGCCCCGGTTGCTGTTTCTGGAACTCGACGGCGCTGCCGATCGCGTGCGGCGCGATCGGGAAAACGTCTGGTTCGGAGCCATGCTCCCGCATCTCGAAAAGCCGATCGAACTGCGCGCGTTCATGGGCGAAAAGCCCGATCCGCGCGCGCGCGCCAAGCGGTTCCATGAGGTGTGGGATCGGATCGACCGGGCGTTGGCCCAATCTGCCGGGCCGTAACACGCCCGGCTTTCTTCATTCATCACGGGGTGGGCTATGGTCGCATCGGTCATCGGCGCGTTGCGCGTCAATCTGGGTCTCGATAGCGCACAGTTTTCCCGTGGCCTCGGCCAGTCCAGCAGCAAACTGGCGCGGTTTGCGGCGCAGGCAGGCAAGATAGCTGCCGGTCTGGTTGCGTCCTTCGGCACCGCCATGACGGCGATGGGCATGGGGGCCGTGCAGGCCGGGGCTGAAATCGACCGGCTGTCGCAGGTTGCCAATACTCTGCCCGATCAGTTTCAGCGTTGGAGCGCGGGCGCGAAATCCGTGGGGATCGAACAGGAAAAGCTGGGCGATATCCTGAAAGACGTGAACGATCGGGTTGGTGATTTCGTCCAGACGGGCGGCGGGCCGATGGCCGATTTCTTTGAAAAAATCGGGCCAAAGGTCGGCGTCACCGCACAGCATTTCCGCAACCTGTCGGGTGCGGATGCGCTCCAGCTTTACGTGTCGTCGCTCGAAAAAGCGAACGTCAACCAACAGGATTTCACCTTCTACATGGAGGCGATGGCATCCGACAGCACGCTGCTGCTGCCGCTTTTGAAGAACGGCGGCGCGCTCATGACCGAATACGGCGATCGCGCGCAACGTATGGGCGCGATCATGAGCGGGCCAATGCTGGCCTCGCTGCGCGAAGGCAAGTCTGCCATTTCTGAAATGCGCATGGCCGTCGAGGGCATGAAAAACACCATCGGCGCGCAGGCCGTGCCGGTGATCAAGGCGCTGGCGGTTGCGGTCACGGCGGCAGCGACGTTCTTTCACCAGCACGCTGCGGTGATCTCGGATGCGCTGCGGACCTTGGCCGGGGTTGCGGCGGTTGTCGCGGTGGCCTTTGCCGCAAAATACGCGGTCGCGGTCGGCGTCTCTGCGGTCCGCGCCATGGTGGCCTTCGTCGTGCAGTCGGTCGCGCTGGAAATGGCACTTGGCGCGCAGTCACGCGCGGCGGCGCTAGCCAGTGTCGCGACGAAGGGGCTGGCCATCGCCTTCGGCTTTCTCAAGGCGGCCATCATCTCGACCGGGATCGGCGCCATCGTCGTCGGTGCCGGATACCTTGTCGGCAAGTTCATGCAGCTGGTTTCCGCCTCGGGCGGATTTAGCACCGCCCTGAAACTCGTCGGTGACGCTGCGCGGGAAGCGCTGGATTACATCGGGCTGCGGGCGCAGGCGATGACCGCCAATCTGGACGGCATGCTGAAGGACGTGCAGGCCGGTGCGCGCGATATGTTCGCCAGTCTAATCGGCGGGGCTGTGGAATTTGCCAACCGCTATGTCGGCATCTATCGCGGGGCCTATGAGGCGGTGACCGCGATCTGGTCGATGCTGCCTGCCGCGATCGGCGATGCCGCCTATCAGGCCGCGAACGGTCTGATCACTGCGGTCGGCTGGATGCTGACACAGGCCGCAAAACCTATCGACGCCTTTATCGCTGGTTTGAACAAGGTCCGCGCGATCGCGGGTGCGGAGCCTATCGAGCTGATCGGGGAAATCAAACTGCCGGAAGTGCAGAACCCCTATGCAGGCAAGATCCGCGATGCGGGCGCGGCGGCGCGGGATGCCTTCATGGAAGGCTTCAACACCGACACGTTCAGCGCGCCTTCCGGCGTCATAGACGGGTTGCGCGCCAGTGCCGACGAATTGCGTGGTCAGGCGGATGCGTATCGCGAAGCCTCGGGCAAGCTCGCGGCGGCGGCGGATGCCAAGCCGATGACGGCGTGGCAGCGCGTCAAGGATACCTTGGCGGGCACATCTTCGGAAATCGCGGTGCTTGGCGAGACGGCGGGCGGTGCCGCCGGATCGATGGATGACCTCGGCGACAAGACTGACAAGGCAGGCAAGAAGGCCAAGAAAGCCAAGGACAAGCTGACCCCGCTACAGGAGGTGATGAAACGGCTCCGTGAAGAGAATGAAAAACTCAAAGGCACCTTCGGCCTGTCGGATACGGAAGTGGCGGTTTGGGAAAATCTTAAAGAGGCGCAGGTCACGGCAACCAGCGCGACGGGGCAACAGATCGCTTCACTGACCCGGCAGAACAAGACCCTCGAAACTGCCAATGAGCGGGCACAGGATCTCCGCAGCACCTTCAAGGATACCTTCAAGTCGGTGGCTTCGGGCGCCATGAGCATCAAGGACGCTCTGACCAACGTGATCGCCAAGCTCTTGGAGATGAGGGCGGCGGCGATGTGGGATAATGCCTTCATGGGCGGCGGCGGCATGGGCGGGTTCTCTTTCGCCAATGTCGGCAACTGGTTCCGGGGCAGGGGTGACGTATTGGCGGGTGCCTTGCGCGGGGCGGGCCTTCCGGCCATTCCGGCGTTTGCCACCGGGGTGAAAAACTTCCGGGGCGGTCTGGCGCAGATCAACGAGCGCGGTGGGGAAGTCGTCTCACTGCCGAAAGGGTCTGACGTGGTGCCGCATGGTCTGTCCAAGCGCATGGTCGATCGCGCGGCAGCGGCCCCGCAAGAGGTCAATGTCAAGGTCGGCATCGATCCTCGCAACGGCAATGTCACCGGCTATGTCGATCAGCGGGCACGGGCTTGGGACGGCGTCTCGGCGCGCGCTCAGCAAAAGACCATGCCGGGGGTGATGGCGGACAAACAACGGCGAAGGACAATCTGACAATGGTGAACAACGTCATCACCATCCCGCATGGCGTCATGCGGGTGCTCAACTGCGATTGGGATATCGACTGGCGGTCGCAATCGGCGGGCGAGGGGGCCGAAGGATCGGAACAGATTTTCCTGCAGCCCTTCCCGCGCTGGATTGGCACGCCACAGCTGATCCTGCACGGCGAGGCGATACGGCTTTGGCGGGCCACACGGGCGAAAGCGCGCGGGCGGGCCAACGTCTACCGCGTGCCTTTGCTTGAAAAAAGCAACCTGCCCAACGCTTATGGGCAGGCGGACAGCCGGGGTCGCCCGTTGAACGGCAATTACGGCGACGGTCCGACCGTGCCTCTGGTCAATGCCGCCGCGCCGGGGGCCACCTCGATCGTTGTGACGGAGACGTTTCACCGGGCCGGAATCGGCAGATACATCTCGATCGCGGATTGGCCCTATCTGGTTGTCGATCGGCAGCGGGTCGGGCCGGGCAGCGCCAACTGGATCCTGACCATTGAGATGCCTTTGCGCCGGGCAGCCGCCGCAGGGGCCACAGTCAATCTGATTGCCCACGGCCTGTTTCGTGCCCGAGAGGATACCATGGGCAATCCCGAAGTCGGGCTGGGGGATGTCTCGACCCCACAGTTGTCCTTTGCTGAATGGATCAACCGGCCATGATCGACGCGCGTGCAGAAGTCCTGGGGATCATCCGTCTGGCCGAAGTCACCACCGCGGGCGGCGTCTTCCGCTTCATCCTGGGGCTGGATGGCCGGTTCATCGATGTGAATGGCCAGGTCTGGATCGGCTCGACCCTGCTGGACGTGCCGGAGCTGGAAATGCTGGTGGGCGACATCGCCCCCAGCGGCAGCATCACGATCACCTATCTGCAGGATCCTGATGGGCCCGATTTCGTCGGGCAGATGAAGCAGCTCGGACTGGTCTATGTCGAGGGCCTGCCCGTGCGCTTCTATGCCCAGCCTTTCACCGACCTGTCGCAGGTGGGCGCGCCGGTCGAGCCGCCGGAACTGATCGCCACGCGCCGGCAAACCGGGCTGACCTATACGGTTGATGGTCCGGCGCAGCGTTCGATCACCCTGACATTCGAAACATTGGGCGCGTCCGGCAATCACCAGCCGCGCCTGATCTACAACACCGAAGACCATGCGGCACTGATCGGGCGGGCGAACCCCAGCCTGCAATACATTCCGCAGGAAATCGAAAACGACGAGCCGCTGTTCGGATGATCACACCGCTTTACGCCGAATTGAACCGGTGGCGCATCACGCCATGGGAATGGGGGTGCATGGATTGCGTGCTGTCGCTTGCCGACTGGTGCGTGGCGCAGGGATGGGCCGATCCCATGGAGGATGTGCGCATGACCTATCACGATCGCAGCAGCTGTCAGCGCGAGACCGGCTTTCTGCGTGACCCCCTCGGCATCACGTCGCGCTGCTTTGAGGATGTCGCGTGCCTGCCGCCAGTGGGAGAGGCCGCGCCGGGTGACATCGCCATCCTCAGCTTTGGCCCTTACCAGCACTTCGGCGCGATCTGGACCGGCAAGAACGGCTGGGCCAGCAAGGACGAAGGCGGTGTGACCTTTTATGACGCGCGGCTTGTTCCGCAGGTGCTTCGGATCTGGGGGGTGGGTTATGCGCCTTAAGTTTCTGCTGGCCGCGCTGGTGCTGATCGTGCTGGCGACACCTGCCGATGCCGCGCCGATCCTGCCCCTGATCACCTCGATCGCGGGGATGTGGGCCGGGCAGGCCGTCGCGGGGGCGCTGGTGAACGCGGGCATCATTGCTGCCGGGGGCTTTGCCGCCATGGCTGTGACGGTCGGTGTGGCCACGCTGGTGGGTATGGCCGTCCAGATGCTCATGCCGCCGCAGCGCATGGATTTCCCGGCGGTCAATTACAATCCGCAGCAGCCGGTCAGCTATCAGGAACGGGTTTACGGCATCGTTCGCAAGGGCGGTGTGGTCGGGGTCAGCAAGTTTACCCGCGTGCCCACGACCTATCCCGGCAAGGGTCGCAAGCGGGAATACCGCGTCTATACCGTCATCCTCGCCGCGCACCGCGTGAAGGGGTTGCTGGAATGGTATGTCGATAACCGTCTGGTGACGCTCAATGCCAACAGCTTCGTCACCGAAAAGCCCTATGACCCGGTGGGCGATGTCGGGCTGCGCTTCTATCGCGGCACGCAGACGCAGGCGGCAGACCAGATGCTGGTCGATTCCATCCCGGAATGGACAGCTGCGCATGACATGGCCGGGCTGGCCTATGTCGTGGCGCGGGCCAAGCGGCTGGAGGATGACAATTTCAACGAAATCTATCCGAACGGGAAACCCGTCATCGCGCCGGTGATCGAAGGCAATGACCTGATCCTCGATCCGCGCACCAATACGCGCGGCTTCACGCGGAACTGGGCGCTGTGCTTTGCCCATGAGCTGGTGACCTATCAGGGTTTGCAGGTCGATTGGGATGCCGTGGCGCTGGAGGCAGATATCTGCGACCAGATGGTGGCGACGGGTGAAGGCGCGGCGCGGCCCCGTTGGCGCGCAGATGGGGTGTTTTCCACGGATCAGACATTCGCCGATATCCGGGCGCAGTTCCTGATCGCGGCGGATGGGTTTTTCTACGACACGGCTGATGGCAAGGTCGGCTTCAATGCCGGGCGCTGGATGCAGCCGCAGATCACGCTGACGCCTGCGGATTTCATCAGCTACCAGATCACCGAAACCACGGACATCGACGCGGCGGATGAATACATCACCCGCTATATCGAGCCGTCGAATGACTACCGCGAAACACCATCCGGCACATGGAAGGTGCGGGACGGCAAAGCCCGGAAAGAGGTCAAGGCAACGCTGGTGTCATCGCATCATCAGGCGATCGCTTTGGCGAAGCGGGCGGCGGCGATGGATCATGCGCAATACCGGCTGACCGGCGTGCTGAAGTTCATCGGCCTGCGCCTGCGGGGCCAGCGGTTCGTGCGTTTCGAGGATCCCGACAGCGGCATCAGTTTTTTTCTCGAAGTGCGCAAGCTGTCGATGGGCGACAGCTGGATGACTTGGCCGATCGAAGGCATCTCGACCCGGCCCGAAGACTGGCTGGTTGCTGCGGCCGAATTTCCGCCGCGACCGGTCTATGAAAAGCTGGAAAGCGATTCCGTCATCGATCCGGTGGATGGCTTCTCGGTCGTGGCCGGGCCGTCCACGTCTGGCTCCGCCATGTTGGTTTCGTCATGGGCGGAACAGGACGGCAGCTATCGCCAGCGCCTGCGCTATTCGGTGGCCGGTGCGGAACAGTGGCAGGTGGTCGATGTGCCCAAGGGATCGACCCGGCATGAACAGCCGGGCCTACTCGACGGCGCGGCTTATGAATGGCAGATCCGCAATGTTCGCAATGGCAAGGTGTCGCCGTGGTCTGCGACCATCACCGTCACAGCCATAGCCGACACGATCGGACCACCTGCGCTGACCAGCTTCACCGCAACGGGCGGGTCGGAGCAGGTGGAACTGACCTTCGGCACGCCGAACAGTGCGCGCTTCGATGCCACGCGGATCTATCGCGGCACCTCGGCGATCTTCGCCGATGCGATCGTGGTTCGCACTGAATATGGCACACCAAACACCATCGACAGCTGGACTGACACAGGGCTGGCGGCGGGCACCTATTGGTATTGGGCTGAACCGATCAACGCCTCGGGCGTGGCCGGGCCGCGCGGCACACCGCGCAGCGTCAGCGTCACCTGATCTTTTACTGGAGCAATCATGCCGACGACCATATCCGGTCCCGTCCTTATGCCGGACGGGACGAACCCGACGCAGGGCCGGTTGATCCTGACGGCCCGCCGCCCGCGCCTGTCCTCGCCCTTGGTGGTGCCGGGGCCGGTCGAAGCGCTGATCAGCGGCGGGCAGATTTCGATCGTTCTTCAAGGTTCGGCAGATGGCATGGTCTATGCCGTAGTGGCCGAATACTGGTCGGCAGCTGTCGGCAAAATCGTCGCGGTCAAACTGCCCGACATCGTTATCCCGGCGGAGGATGGCAACGGCACGCTGGCCGCGTTCTCTGCGATCGAAATCCCGCCGGGCGCAACCAACTTCCATGTCATCGATCAGGGCGAAACCCTGAATGTCGGCATGCGCTACGCCGACGCCAATATGCGACCGGCCAGCCTTGCGGGCATCGGCCTCAGCAGCTGGCTCGGGCGCAAGGGCCAGCAGCGCGTGCCGCTGACCGTTGCCATCATCAATGCCGGGCAGGGCACTTTTGAAATCTCGCTTGGCGCGGCGCAGACCGCGCTGCTGTCCGGCAAATACCAATGGGTGGTGCGCATGTCGTCGGGCGCGCGCGTCATCCTGAAAACCGGCTTTCTGATCGTCAATGAGGTGCCCTGATGGCCGTTGTGGACAAAGACAACCTGATCGTATTTGGCGGCGGCACGCTGCCGACCGGCGGGGCATCGGCGGGCGACATCGCTGCGGTGAACGCGCGGATCGATGCGGTTCTCAGCAATGTCGGCAAGATTTTCCCAGACCGCGCGACTGCCTTCGCAGTAGGCCGTGAGGCGATGCTGGCCGCGTATGGCCGGATCATCACGATCGAGGACGGTGGTTTTGCCGTCCGGGGGCCGGGGCAGACTGCCGATGATCCCTTGTTTCTGGAGTATCCGACTTGGGGCGTGCTGTTGCGCCTGCCGGGTCTGGCGACCTTCCTGCGCGGCGGCATCATCCCTTTGGCCATCACCAATGGCAACGAGCCGAACTGGCCGGTCGCGGCGGCGACTGGGGTGTTTGCGTCGATCGTCGGCAGTATCGCCAACCAAGATTTTGTTTCGATCGTATTCAGCAGCACGAACACCGGGCCGTTGAACCTGACGATCGGGGGTATTTCTGCGGCCTCGCCGGTGCTGTCGGCGGATGGCGCGGCGCTGGTCGGTGGGGAGATCGTTGGTGGACGAAGCTACATCCTCCAGCGCCGGGGGGCGAATTGGCGCATTGTCGCGGGTGATGTCACCACGCGCGAACTGCGCGCGGCGATTGCCGCAGAGGCGGCGGTCCGCGCGGCGGCGGTTGACGCACTGGCGCTGATCGTGAACGGCATCAGCGCCGAACTGGAAGGGCCTTTGGAATCCGTGTTGGAGAATGGCACCCATTGGTTCGGTTTTGATGCCTTGCGCCATGCCATCATGGGATGGGATGCCTCTGGACTTGTCACCACGCTCGCGGATCGCACGCTGCAAAATGCCGCGCCCCGCATGCTGGCGCAGCCCGGTATCGAGGCAGTGGTTCAGACTGTGCAGGGCCAGAACATGCGCGCTCTGGATTGGGATTCGCTTGGCAGAGCCATTCTGGTTTGGAAATATGGCGAGCGTGGCGGTTACGACATGCATATGTCGCAGGATTTCTGGGATCGCGGGGCGGAACGGCTGAACATCGGTCTGTCGCTCGATCCGACCTATGTGACGCTGACCATCTGCCTGTCGCAATCGCTGCTGTTCATGGACGGCGACAGTGAGGTGGCCCCGCTCTATCCCGGCGTGGATACCGATGCCGCGCTGATGATCGGCGGGCTGCGGCGATCCGATGGCCAGAACCTTGGTCTGCCCGGCCCGCGTTCCATGGCATATGATTACACATGGCCCGGCACCGGCTTCGTGTCGGTCGATCCGCCCGGAAATATCCCCACCGGGGCCTATTACGCGGTGAAGGGCTATAACGGCTGGCGGCGCAAGTACGGCCTGATCCGCCGCCGCAATGTCGGGATGCTCTGGGGCCAGCCGGGGGAACACATCACCCGCTTCAACGCCATTCTCGGCGATGCGCCCGCGCCGCTGGTGGACAGCCGCAATCATTGGGACAACCTGATGTATTGGCTGAATGAGGCGGCGCGGATCGCGGCGCTGGAAGGGCTGATCCCCAGCGTCGATGTGCTGGTGACGCAAGGCACGTCTTCGAAGCAGGACGCGGATCCGCTGATTCATGCCCGCACGTTACGCCAGTTGATCATCGATCTGCGCCGCGAATTCGACGCGCGCGGGTTCGAAGATGCGATGATCTATTTTACCCAGCCGGGTGGCGACACCGACACCAGCCCCAGCATTGAGCATTGGCATGTCACGCAGTCCTTCCTTGATCTGGCGGATGAAGGCTATGGCGTGCTGGTCACCTCGGAAGCGCCGCTGAAAACATGGGATGGCAACGTCCACTTCAGTGAAATCGAGGGCGAAAAGCTGCTGGGCCAGTTCAACTGGGCGCGGGCGGCGCGAGAGGCAGGCAGGCCGTGGACGATCCGCTCGCCTAAGGTGACGCGGAACGGCCTCATCGTGACGCTTGATTACGAGTCGCTCTGGGACGGCGAAATGTGGGAGGTCGAGCCGGACCGCTACAATGGGCAGGGCATCGATCAGTTCCACGGCTACACCTGTGATACGGCGAATATCACCGCCATCCGCCTGATCGGGCGCAAGGTCGAACTGACATTCGACGCGGTGCCGCTCTGGATCGATTACATGATGCAGTCGCAGAACATGGTTCCCGTCAATGACGGCTACACGGCCTTCCGGGGCCTGCTGGCCACCACGTCGCGGATGCGCGACCCGCTGAACCCGAACATCGTTCACCGCCGTCGCATGCCTTCGCATGGCGTGGCCGTGCCCCAATAAGGAGAGAGCCTTTGCGCACCCGTTATGACTTCGTGGCCCAAGAGGGCACGCACTTTGGCATTATCCGCTCGATCGATGAAATCGTGGCCGAGATCGCCAACCCGGTTGATATCTGGAATGCGGATGCTTCCGCCATGACCATCGTAGATGGCAAGGTTTCGGCATGGCTCGGGCGTTCGGGAAGGCAGTTGGCACAGGCAAACGCCGCCCTGCGCCCGACCTATACCGGAAACGGCCTGCGGTTCATGGATCAGAACACGATGTCTCCGAACGCCTATCTGGCGCTCGCGGGCACGCAGATTGCCGCCCAGAATACCATGACCGTCGCATCGCGGGTCAGGCTGGTTCCAGAAAGCCTGCCGGTGGATCTGCATTACCTCTGGGGCTGGCATCAGCCGTTCAACCGGCTCCAATATCGTTATGTCAGCGGCAACAACTTCATGCGTCTGCAAGTTGGCAATGTGAACGTTGAAGTTGATCTTCCCGCTAACCATGGCGGCGACATCGGTGCGGTCGCGGTCTACAATTTTAACCCGGCAACAGGAGGCGGGACGACAGCCCTACATATTGCCGGTGTCGGCTCAGCTGTGGCCAATATCAACGCCGCGCCGGAGTTTCAGGGTTTCACGCTTGGCGGTGCGGGGGGCGGTGTCGTGCAGGACATGCCGGGTTGGGCATCTAAGCTGGGCATCTGGACTGGTGCTGCGTCCGGCGCTGACCTCGCGGCGCTGCTGGCTTGGGTGGGGTGAGGGCGGAAGGCTCTCCACCCGACGTATGGGTGATGGACGTGGAGAGCCAACGCCAGCCGCACGCTTTCGTGACATCCATAGCGATCATAAAAGGCAAATTGTCGGGAATTTGTTCCGGCTTAAATCCAGCGTTCGCAAATTTGGTGACGTCCGATGACCCGCGTGCCAAAGAAGCACGCGAGCCAGCAAACCGGGTTACTCGTCAATGCGCGCTGCATATGACGAATATGTATCATTTGCTAGGCCAATAGATTGGGGGAATGCCCCCGTCATCCGCTGGCGCAAAATGACGGGGGATCACGCACCAGTCACGAGCGCGTTACAACATTCATATCCGACAAAATCTGAACGGGATAGTCAGAATCGGTTCATTCATCATCGGGTCAGAAAAATGACACAAACGATAGAGAGCAAGGGACAACGCCTTGTTCCGACCAAGCAGTTTTTTTTGGACCGGTTTTGGGTCTGGATTGCAGGCGGCCTATTCTGGTCCGCTGGGGCGCTGTTGCTGGCGCTGTTTACCCCGTTTTGGGGCAGCATGCAGGCAATCTGGCAAACGCCGGAGGCGGTGGCCGCATTGCAGGTTGAGGTCACTGCGATGCGGAGCGAACTCAACGCAGCCACCGGGGATAACCGCGTCATCCGGCAGACGCCGGGTCTGTCCTATGTGACCGAGCCTGTGCATGTCGGGGAAGGCGTGATCATGAACCTCGTCATGGAACGCACGACGCTCGGCGCGAAGTGCATCTTTGTGGCCGGACAATCGCTCTTTGGCGAGGCGGGCGGCGTGGTCACGCCCGGTTCTGAGATCCGCCCGTCGCGGCAGATCGGCGAGGAAACGACCCGGCTGCGCGTCAAGCTGGTTCCGCCCGATACTTTGCGACCGGGCCGCATCGAGCTGTATCTCGCCCTTGAATATGACTGCGACGGTAGGCGGGTGTTCGATCGAACCGACATCGTCACATATTCACTGCTTCCGGCTCCGAGATAGTTCTTTCGGAGCTGGAGAGGGCGGATCACAGGTCGCTTCAGGACGCACGGCCGCGCTGAATTGACTTTCCTGCTTTGCCGAGTAGATTGAGGGCAGATGATGCGCTCGAGCATCGGCGTAGCGAATTCCGATTCATGAAAGCACCAACCACTTTCGAACGCGCTTACGCATTATTTCCCGCTCAGGCGCTCGCTGCCTTGCGGGATCTTTTGTTAAGGCTGAAAAATAAGGGCGTGACTGCACCCGCGCCTGACGACTGCGTTTGGTATTATGATTATAAACTCTACGCAGCGGCTGAACCTTGGCTACCCGCCTGCCTATCGATTGATCTTGTAGTTGAAGCCGGCGAGACAAAAATTCTTTCTCAGATAGCCAGAAGAGACCGAGCAGTATCCCATGCTCTTATACCGCAGGAAATCCTTGATGCCGGTCTGTCCTACGATGACGGCACGCCTTTTCGGCACGAACTCAGGGGTGAGATCGCGGTTCACCTAGGGCGAAAAAATAAAACGGACAAGCTCTCGCCGGAGAACTCAAACTATGACGTGCTCTTTTCTTGCGCGCCGTTTGGCGTGTTCGAGGTAACCATCAGCGGTCGTTTTCGCAGGGTGAATCAGGTTTTCTGCCAAATGGTTGGACGTAAAAGTGCAGAGTTACTTCGCACGAGCGCTCATGATATTACTCATCCCGAAGATCTTGATCATCGAAAAGAAGCCATAGAAAGAGCATTAAGATCCAGCAGATCTGTCTCATTCAAAAAGCGATATATACGACCTGACGGTGTTAACATTTGGGTGAATAATACGTTAACCGTCTTGAGAGATCACAATGAACGACCGGAAGGCCTCGTCACGATAAGTTCTGACTTTGATAATTAATCAAAGTGTTAGGTTGCCGTCGATGAGCCTGTGTTTAATGCCATGGATCTAAGCTGCAAAAAACTTAATACACCTTCATGGTCTCGACCGTTTAGCGGAATTCCGTTTTGGGAGGACCAGTCGAATAGAGAGCCGTCGCCGCTGTTCGAGTAGCCCATCGACCAGGCCTCGAACGCTCTGGTCAAGATTGAACGTCGGTCCAGAAACTCTAGCTTCTCGTGTCGAGTATCGAGAGCGATACGCTCGATTACTGCGTCGATGGTTTCCCGAGGCCCTTCCAAGACTTGGAAGAACAAATCTTCCTCTCTATGGAGAAATCCCGTGATTCCTAACAGTTGGTTTTTCGTTCGCGCGTTCAGCAGCAGCTCGGTCTCAGCGTGGGTGTGCTCTTTGAGCTTAGCTACGCTTCGATAAAGAACAGAGATCAGGTCGTGGCTCAAGAGGTCCTACCGCTTGCGATAATTCGATCCCTCGTTTGCTAACTCAGGTTTTATCCGGGCTTCAATAGCTTAACAGCCTCAGTCAGCTGACTGACAGTAAGGTAAGGTGGTTGCTTCCGCTACATGGAAAAAACAACGAGCGGCCCACTTTCAAGGGCCGCCCGCTGATAATCGCAAAACATCGAAGTTGCGAACCAACAACGAAGTACTGATAAAGCACTCTCAACATAAGGGTGTGGGTGTCATGTATCTGTCAAAACGGCAGAAATGAACCTGCCCTTTACGCCATGTTTGCGAGATGGCTCCTCTCTCCAAGGTGGAGTGATGGGAAGAGGAGCCCACCCTCGGCGCACACTTTCGAGACATTTCCCCGAAGGCGACGCCAAGATAGCGCTGGGATGAGACCGGTCAAGGCACCGAGCAATTCGCTACACGCAACCCTGATCACCAATCAGCGAAACGCTGGGCGACAGTGCTGGCTGAGGAAGAGACGTGAACTGTAACGGTCTGTCCGCTTTCGTGCTTCAAGGTTACGATGCAATTCTTCTGCGCCAGATCCAACGCAAGTAGCGACCACGGAGGGCTGCTGTAGTATTCGGTGCGACCGGTTCTGGCATCCGTCAGAACCACGCGCTTTACCTGGGTCATCATTCACCTGGGGATTGTGGAAAGGTGAGCGCCTCCAGCGCTCGGATCGTCGCGTCATAGCTTGTCGCAGATTTAGGCGATAGCTCCTGTCGACGAAGATAGGATCCTAACTACTTTGGCAGTTCCTCAGTCGGATACCTACTCGACGATAACTTGCCGGAAATGGCGAAGGTCCTCTCGCCGCGCGTGGCTTTCGGGCGAAGGGCTTAAAACAAGGCACTGGATGATGGAACCCACGAGGGAGCGGAGGTTCCGGCGGGGTGCGCCCGTCAACGATCATGCACATCAACGCGCGATTCGAAAAACAGCCGGTCCGTCGCTTTCTCAGTTTGATCGATGATAGCGAGACGATGAGCAAACGAAAGCCCCCGGCTCGAAAACCGGGGGCTCAGACTAGCAGGTATGACGAAATCAGCCGCGCTGTTCGCGCTGTTGGCGTTTCAGCTCGTCTTCGCGGCTGATCTCATGGGTCTCATCGCGAAGTCCACCCTCGTCGTCGTCGTCGAGGTCGTCGTCCGTGACTTCCCGATGCGACGCGTCGTCCTCATTATCGTCATCTTCCCGGTCGGGGAATTCCACTCCGGTGTCGCTGACCTCGTCTTCCTCGCGGGGCCGCTTCGTAAGGTCGTCAGGTTTCTGCGTCTGAGACTGGCTTTGAGACTGCCCGTAGCGATCGTTGTCGGTACCCATGCTGGGTCCTCCATATGACCTCGGACCATACCGAGGATTATCTTGATATGGTTGCTTCACGTGGCCAACGCACCCCGCTTCAACAAACATCAAGCCAGTCTTTGGTGCTGCCCGGCAGTCTAAAAAGTAGCCCCGCCACCGGACCTAAGACGATGGCGGGGCGGTGCCCTCCCAGACACGCGTCCGCACAATCTATGCGGTAATTTTTTCATCGTCCATAGCGCCCGCAGCCTGCTTATTTTTTTGGAGGGACCATGCCTAGGAGCCGGTTCAGCAACAACTTGCTTTTTAGTAGCTCTACTGTGCTTGCCTCAATCGCCGTCGCTTGGGCCCGCGGCTGCGCATTTCATGGCAGGCCCCCAGACGGGCAGTCGCTTATGCCGCCAAGCGCGTCTCGGACTGGAAAGTGGATTTGCCTTAGGGGATTTGATGCCCCTGCCGATGTTGTAGCCAATCGGGCAGGGGCTGCGTGACCCGCTAAAGTTACGCGTCCCCAACCTACTCCTCGATTTTCAATCTGTCTACGGCCCGCCTCGCGCGGGCCTTTCGCATTTGGAGGATGCATGTATCCCGCAGGATTTAAGGGCCGCACCCTGCGGCTCACTGATATCGACGTGGCGCGCGTGGGTCGCGTCATCGGCGTGGGCGAAGACGAAGTCCGCGCTGTCATGGAAGTCGAGACTCTCGGAGGCGGCTTCGACAAGCAGGGCCGCCCGAAGAATCTATTCGAACCGCACCGGTTCTGGATCGAACTGGGGGAAGGGCCGAAGCGCACGGCAGCGGCGGAACAGGGGCTGGCTTATCCGAAATGGGGCACCCGCCCTTATCCAGCAGAAAGCTACACCCGGCTTGCGCTGGCCATGCGGATCGACACCAGCGCCGCGCTGCGGTCCTGCAGCTGGGGCCTCGGCCAGATCCTCGGCAGCAACCACAAAGCTGCCGGCTACCCGACCGTGGGCGATATGGTGGAAGCGTTTTGCGACAGTGAGCAAGCCCAGCTGGCCGCGATGATCGCATTTATCGAGGCAGAGGGGCTGGATGACGATCTGCGCCGTCACGACTGGTCTGGCTTTGCGCGCGGTTATAACGGAAGCGGCTATGCCAAGCACGGCTACCACACGCGGCTCCGGGATGCGTATGCGAAGTGGCAGGCCATCCCGGATGTGCTGGAGCCGTCCTATCCGAAGATCGGGCGCGGCTCGCGCAATGCGGCCGTCACGGTCGCCCAGTCCCGCTTGCTGGCCCTCGGCTTCGACCCGCGCGGTGTGGACGGCATTTTCGGTGGCGACACCGATGCCGCGACCAGAGCTTTCCAGAAATCTGTCGGCCTGAAGGCAGACGGCATCATCGGCCCCCTGACATGGGCGACCCTCATCCCGGAAATGGATACCTAAGATGCAAGAGATCATCACCAAGATCGTGGCGGAGCAAGCGGCTCTGCTGATCGTCGCGTTTGTGACCACGTCCCTCGGCGCTGCGGGCACGTTTGCCATGGCCCAGCTGGGCCGTCTGCTGGGCGAGCGGCGCGCGGATCTCCTTAACCACAAGCTCGGCGAGGCGATTTCGCGTGCCGCGGCTGAGGCCGCAAAGGCCGGTCTTACCGGGCAATCGGCAGAGGCGTGGATTGCGGATTATCTGCGCCAGACGATGGCAGGGACCGTGGCCAAGCTAAAAACCACGGATGCAGGGATCGCGAAACGCATATCCGCGCAGATGGCGCAGGACCAGCTGGCCAATGCGTTGACGCGGCCAGGGGTGCCCGTGCTGGATGCGGTTCGCCGTCCATAGGTTTTGAAGGCCTTTAGCCAATCACTGGCTGAGTGGGGGCCAGAAAGCCCGACTGTCGTAGCCGGACAGGCAACTTGCCATGCCCGACCAACAACCAGAACACTCATTACGCGCCCCTTATGGACGCGCGCTGATTGAATTTGAACCTGTCGGTTTAGGCAGGGCATATGGCCCCCGTCTCGGTTGTCCCGAGGCGGGGGCCTTCTTCTCGATTGGGAGTATGCCTGCGAGGGGTTTCATGAGGGAAAGCGTCCGCTCGTGGGACAAAGCGGCCATTCAAGAGAATTGGTCGTGCAGGCTTGCCTGTGTAGCAGCCTGCTAGGTCATAGGATGTTTTTGTCTCGATAATATCTCTGCGATCAACGGATCGGTATGATCCTTGACCGGATCGTCGGATCGGTCGCGCTTTCTGTGATATTCACCTGCATCGAATGCTAAGAATATTTCATAAAATGGCTCGGGCACCTTCGGGCCAGCTTCGCCTTCGAGCCACGCCCACCACAAATCGTTCATGATGCTGTCGCAGACTCGGTAGCTGAGGGCACCCGCAGCATATCTCTCGGCCACCATAAGAGCGAACAGGTTGTAAAACTGATGGTTCTGCAGATTGCCTGCCCACTCCTTGACTTGCGCAGGCACTATACGCTGGCGGGGATCGGCGCTCGCAATCTCTACCATCTCAGCCAACTGGCGTTCAAATGCCTGACTTTCCGATGAGTTGGTCGACACAGCCAAGGATAAGCCCCTCCTTAAATAACCGCGGCACTTGTATGCAGTGGCGCGGACATTTCCTCACTTTAGACGCATCTCGTCAAGGTCCGGTATGGGCTCCGAACTTCGAGACCGCCCTGCCACCGGTGGCGCGGGCGCGGTCGAGGATGGGACGAACTGACGTTCAGCGGCGACTTAGCGTCCGCCAGCCCAATTCGCCCAATGCACTCATCGCATTATTACCAGGCTGGTGTCTTATGTCGGAACTAGTGTCCATCGGCGATATACTCTTCCTTCTTTGGTCCTACGTTAGCCAGTTCTATTTCTCCATCTTTAAGCAACCATGCCATTAGCCGGTAGCCCTCATGACGATCAGTTATATGCAAGCGTAAAGCAGTCGCTCCATCTCTCTCGCGAATACGGGCGCCTGAATTTAATGCGGCCGAACGGCGAAATACTGAGAAGTGTTCCGGCTGATTAATCGCCGCTACAATCTTCTTAAGCAGCGTGCTTGACAAATGTGAGCTTTGTCCAGCATTTGCTTTCAATGATTCGACAAATCTGGTGCCTACACTGAAGGGCGGGAGCTCAGAAAGATCTTTTCCTGATTGCTTCCAAGCTACTCGAATAGCATCTTTTATTCCCTCCTGATTTGGTGCGTTGCACCAAATTGCTAATGGATCCTCATCCAACATAAAGTAACTTGGCGAACAAATGAATCTAACTTCACTCTCAATCTCGCAGCCGTCCACAACACCGTCGCTCGCGGGGTCGACCATCTCCACCGAGATTTGCACGATAGCATCTTGAAATTCATGCCGTAGTGCTGGGATTGAATAGAGGAATTCGTATTCGTAAATGAGTGAGGAAAGCACGGATCGCGTTAAGCTTACCTCTGAAATGGAAGAAAAATCCTTATTCGCGTCAAACACTTCATCGGATGAATCTTCAAATATTACTTGAGCTAGGCAGTCAAACTCTTGCGGAATTGGAAGGCCGCTGTTGGATATAAGGAAGTTATTAATTATCGACGCTACCAGACGAGGGTCAAATACATCCTGAAGTCCATGGTTTTCGAGAAGCGGCTTTATCCAGTGCTCAGTAGGAACGAGGCTCTGTTCATAGAGTCTTTCAACGCTCAGATTGTCCATAACAACTTTAACTCCAGTGAGCTCGTGTGTGAGTAGCGACATTCCATTTATCAATGTCCTTTCCACATCAGCGGTCAGCGTGGAGTTGTTAATCAACCAAATCGCCGAGGGATCGGCGACAATGAAGCTGCTTCGAGCATCCGTCATCCCTGATCGCTCTTCTCGCGGAGGCGCCGGGCCATTGCTGCTTTCAGAATATGCGCTGACTGCTTCTGTGATTGATCAAAAAAGTCATCTGGCCAATCAATGACAGCTCCATATTTGGAAAATTCTACTGGTCTTAATGTTGTGCAACCATCCGACTGAGAGAAAAAGTATGTTCTAAGTTTATTATTGAGTTTTTCACCGTCAGGCTCAGTGATTCTTAGGCGTAGTCTTTCGATAATGTGTTCACTGTGGGTCTCAATGATGAACTGCTGACCAAGTTCGATTGATACTGCAAAAAAATCTGCGAGCCTAGCTTGGACACGGGGGTGCAGGTGGAGTTCCGGTTGCTCAAGTAACATCAACGAACCTTCGGATGCGACTAGGCAACTAACCAATACGGGCAAGACCTGACTCAACCCCACACCTACATTAGTCAGGTCCCGAAAATCCCCATCGGGACTAGGTCGAACACGGATTTCGTGACCAAGCTTGCCTTTTTCTAATGTTTCAACGTCAGTTGCCACGCCGAGATACTGCAACCAAGCAGTCACCGCTTCTTTCAGCGAACACTCAATCCTAACTTTTTTTCCGTCATGAGCGAATTGTTTTGGATCAATCGTTATCACCGATGCATCGCCATTTCGACTTAGTACGGCAGCAGTCCATTCGCCACGCGCACCCACATCGTCGGCCGCAGTTGTAAGTTGAAGAGCATAAAGTGGTTTAGGCTCACTCCGGAGCGGGCCGACATAATTAATGCCGAACCTAAAAAAATATTCGTTAGCTTCAGATATTTCTTGAAGCACTCCAGGCTCAGATCTGACGAGCGTCAGATCGGCAGGAAATGCTTCTTTCACTAGATTCGTTAAAGCTACTCTTTGCCCCCTGAGATCCTCAAGTATTTTCCTGCGCAAAGATATGTGTATGCTTCTAAGTCGCTTGGAGTAGTCCGAGACCAGTGGACTGACACTGAGAGATTCGAGTGCCAGAGAAGCGGTTGTCGCTGCGTTTATGCTGGAGGAACCCGCAATCGCTGTTCGCCAAATTTCGGAAGCAACTGAGAATGCTGATTCAGGTATATAAACCTTAATCAGGCGCCTCCCTGTTTCTTCACCTAGAATGGCATCCATAACAACCTGTGCATTGAATAGTCCACGGTCGAAGCGGACAAAGAGGTTGCTCGGCAAAAAATGCCGGGTGGCGCAACCGGCAACTTTTCCACCCTTGTAACGTTCGACTGCTGATAAAGACATCTCCTTGTCGATTTCTGTGACCACGTAAGCTGATGGGTTCAACGAACCATCTATCTGATGAGTGTTAATTTTTAGCTTCCGGCCCTTACCAGAAGATTTTCGAATACTGAGATAATTTTCGTGAATATTTCCAGTAAAATCCCGTGCCTGCGATCTCACTTTTGACACCGTCAGCGTCGGGTGTATATCTTCAACGGATCCTGAAATAGATTTCTTTCCGTCGGAAATTGAAAAGTCCGTTGCGATACTTTCCAATCCTTCCTCTACCGCAGAGTGATTTTGACCATCATAATCTGGAGAGAAGCTTTCCGCTATATCCCACCCGAACGAAATCTCTCTTTCAATTCCATTTGTAGCCGCTCGCTGATTCAGAATATCAGAAAATCCCCCAAGCTGTACAAGGGGACCATTCAAAGCAATGGGCCGCCCAGGCGAGGATGAATTCAATGTTTGCTTTATTAGCAGAATCGACTGGATGATGGATGACTTTCCGGAGCTGTTTGCTCCACTAAAAATAGTCAGAGGAGAAAGCTCAATTTCATGCTCTCCAGAAAAACTTTTGAAGTTTTTTACACGCCAGTTTTTTAACATTTTCAGCCTGCTGTAGACTTATATTGAACATTGATATTTGGTTGAACACCTTTGTCAAGATTACTAGAGCACTTAGCGTTTCGTGATCAAGAGCTTATTCGGAGAATCACGTTCGCTTGGGTTGCTCATGCTTGTGCAATATCCTTGAACTTGTGCCATACGATATCTGATCGATATAAGAGGCTAGCTCATGCAGCTTAGCTCACCATGAAGATGGCAGCTGGGTAGCAGGGTGCTGGAGGCTTTTCCCGTTGATTACTCTTACTAGTGAACGTCAGGTTTGGGGCTTTACGAGCCGCTCGACTGCGGCCCAGTGGTGGCCCCCAAGCGAACGGCAACGTGCAAAACGATCCTCGCAGATAAAAATCCTCGTCGCAGCGCGCAGTATCTCTACATCGCTTGCCGGGTCATCACATCCAGCAACCATGCCAGCGTGATTGCCGCCACTAGTGTTGAGACGATAGCCGTGACGCCCAGCACGCCCAACGGCGACCGTCCGGAGTGGGCCTTTCGATCGATCGTCAAGAAAGCGATTAGCGAGCCGATCCCGTAGATGATTAGGGTTGCGACAATGGACTTAAGTAGAACCAACATGGCGCTTCAAACTGGACTGAGGGGTTTTGTATCCCATGTCCTGTCTTGGCCGAGTCGGTCAAGGTGTACTATGCGCCAAGTTCGGGCATATCTATGTCTTCTAGCGCACAGGAGGGGTCTGTGAACTGCCCGCGACACCCGCAGGAATACGATCACAACTTTTACGGCTGGGAGGAGCTGGAGGACGATGTTATCGCGGTGCTTGATCGCACAACTGCAGCTGTATGGAAGCGCGCGGAGGCTTTGGCCGCCATCACCTCTCTAATCGACGATATCGACGAGGGCGATCCGGCCAACGCCGAGACACAGTGCAGAACCGGCGAAGGGATGAAACGTTTGTGGGATAGACGCAAAGGGTGATCGCTGGACCCGCGTCCAGACCTTTGCTGAAATCGAATCTGCCGACGATTGGACAGTGCTTCGGAATGGGCTGGTGGTTGGTAGGGTCTCCAAAGATGTTACCCAGCACAATCGCGCGGAGACATGGCGCTGGTCAGTGATTACGGTTCCGTCTGCGAACAGCTATTCCACGACGCTTTAGCAGGCACTCGAGGAGGTCCGCGTTCGGGCCTCTGACAAGTGGGGTCATCCGCCGTATGGATGGAAAACTCTCGACTGAATTATTAAGCTATCTAATCTCTTAACCTGTGAGTTGCGGCAATTTTGGTGAACGTCATGGATGACCTGTTGTCAGTGGATTACGATGCTAGTCTGGAGGATCGACGGATGTTCGAAAGCGCGGCTGTTCTGGACGCCCGTGCCCACCTTCGCGATTCGATCTCGAAGTTGCAGCAGAATGACATGGTGGGGTGGGTGCCATATGATCGTTATGTCGTAAACTGCCGACAGACTGACGCTGAAGTACGAGAACGAATGCTCGCCGGGCAGATAAAATTCAAACGCGTTGGCGGTAAGCTTCTCCTACTCGCAACCTAACCCATGCATGTGTCCCGCACCGAGGATTTGCGGGACACCCTGTGTAGTGATTTTTGGCCCAAAGTGGCCTCATGGTGGATCAGGGTCGCCCACCACTTTCCCAAAATCAAGATCGTGGTGAAGCCGTTGGCAATAGCGCCAAGGTGTCCTTTTTCTATAAAAAACCGAAACCTGCACTCTGCGGTCTTTTTCTATGCCCTGTAGAATTATCTATAAAAATGGAATCATATGGACGTTACGATTTAATAAATCTACAAAACATCCCAACGCCTCAGGTCGCGCCGAAATTTATCAAGAAAATAGGAGCAGCCATGCCCAAGGATATGCCCCCGTCGCCCCGCAACGATTGGACCCGTGACGAGGCCGTGCAGATATTCACCCAGCCCTTTATGGATCTGCTGTTTCAGGCGCAGACCGTGCATCGCGCGAATTTCAACCCGAATCGTGTGCAGATGAGCCGGTTGCTCTCGGTCAAGACGGGCGGTTGTCCCGAAGATTGCAGTTATTGCAGCCAGTCCGCGCGCAATGGCGCACAGCTTTCCGCGTCAAAGCTGATGCAGGTCGAAATGGTCATCGCCGAGGCGCGCAAGGCCAAGGCCGCAGGGGCCACCCGCTATTGCATGGGGGCGGCGTGGCGCGAACCCAAAGACCGCGACATGGCCGCGATCGAGGCGATGGTGCAGGGCGTCCGCGCCTTGGGGATGGAAACCTGCATGACGCTGGGGATGCTGTCCGAAAATCAGGTGCTGCGGCTGAAGGATGCCGGGCTTGATTACTACAACCATAATATCGACACCTCCGAGGCGCATTATCCCAACGTCATCACCACCCGCACCTTTGCCGAGCGGCTGGATACGCTGGCGCGGGTGCGCGAGGCGGGGATCAAGGTCTGCTCGGGCGGGATCCTTGGTCTGGGCGAAAGCGATGGCGACCGCATCGACATGCTGCTGGCCCTGGCGACCTTGCCGGAACATCCCGAAAGCGTGCCGATCAACATGCTGATCCCGATGGCTGGCACGCCCCTTGCCGATGCGCCGCCCGTCGATCCCATCGACTTTGTGCGGGTGATCGCGCTTGGCCGCATCCTGATGCCGCGCAGTCATATGCGCCTGTCCGCAGGCCGCACCGCCATGAGCGATGAGATGCAGGCGCTGTGCTTTTTTGCCGGGGCCAATTCGCTGTTCATGGGCGACACGCTGCTGACCGCCGCCAACCCCGAAGAAAGCCGCGACCGGCAATTGATGGACCGCCTTGGCCTGCTGCCCGAGGGGGCGGCATGTCGCTGA